GTATTATTATAGTAAGATTCATCTTTAAAATTAGTTGAGTCTGTATGAACTTCATATATTCCAATAGCTTCTTTTTGTGATTTATTCCAAAGAGTAAATATTTGAGATGAGTATTGATTATCGTTTAAAGTAAAACCTTCTGGGTTAGCAAATATTTTTATTATTGATGCGTCTTTTATAAGTGCGTACATATTAAGATAAAGTTAATTTTAAGTTTCTGCCAGTCTCTAACCATTTAGTTCCATTGTATCTAAAAGTAAATAGATCACCAAGAGAAGCAGTAGTTGTAAGTGTAGGTGCTGTGTCAGAAGCAAATTCATAAGCAGCGTTCCAAGTTAATGTTCTTGAACCAGTAGCATCTTGAATTACAAGTAATGAAATAAATTGTCCAGTAGCCCCATTTGTAGGTGCAGATAAAGTTCTGTTTCCACCAAGAGTTACTTTAGCTACTTGTGCTGCTGATGCATCCCAAGTAATAGTTGCACCATCAGTAAGTGTTGCTTCAGGGAAATAAACACTATCATTAAATTTAATTAATCCAGTACCCTTAGTAGTTATGCTTAATCCAATATTTGTATCTCCACCAGTAACTGATAAATCTGGTGAGTTTCCTGTTGCAGAATTTGTAACAGTTAATTCATTTACTGCTGATGTAGTTGTTGTAAATTTAATTTGTTCATTTCCATTAGCATCTGCAATAAATCCACCATTAGCTATTTTAGGTGCAGTTAATGTTTTGTTAGTTAATGTATCCGTAGTTGCTAATCCTACTAAAGTATCTGTAGAAGTTGGAAGTGTTAATGTTCCAGTATTACTAATTGAGGATATTACAGGAGTTGTTAAAGTTTTATTTGTTAATGTTTGTGATCCAGTTAATGTTACAACAGCACTACTTAATCTTGCATCAGGTAATGTTCCTGCATTTATTTTAGTTGCATTAATTCCATTAACTGCAATTGAAATATTTCCTGAAGAAGTAATTGGTGAACTAGTAATTGTAAATTCAGAAGAACCTGAATCTGTTAATCCAACAGAAGTTACTGTTCCAACATTTTGTGGTGTAACAACTGTAAATGTGATTGAACTTGTTCCAAGTGTAGCACTAGAATCTGTAGTACATAAGAAAAATTTATCTGCATTAGATGTTCCTTCTTGGATAATAACCATTTGACCAGCTAGTTCAGATATTGTGTCAAACTCAGTATCTCTTGACGCAGATCCACTTGCTACAACAGTATAAATACCATTTTGTGAAGTTGTTGTTTGGTCTTTTAATAGAACTCTATTTCCTGTTGCAAGAGTAATACCATCTAATATATCTCCATTTTCTAATTCTGAAGCTATAACTACATTTGCAGTAGATGCAGCTCTACAAACAATTCTTGTTCTAAGTCCTGCTACCGCATCATCAACATAAGATTTTGTTGCAGCATCTGAATTTGAACTTGGAGAACCTAATCCTGTGATTGTTCCACCAGTTACAGCAACATTACTTGCTGCTTGAGTTGCTATAGTTCCTAATCCTAAATTTGTTCTAGCTGTAGACGCAGATGATATATCTGATAAATTATTTGAAGCTGTTAATTTTGTTCCTAATTGTGTTTGTATTGCAGATGTAACTCCATCAAGATAACTAAATTCTGTGTTTGAAACTAATCCACCACCTATTTTAGTTGTGTCAATTGCAGCTGACGTTGCAACCTTAGCATTTGTGATAACTAATTCTGGAATTGAATCATTTGTTTTAGATAATATAGCAAGATAAATACTTACAGTTTCATTGGCTAATGAACCACTATCCCATGTTACTGTTACAGTAGTATTAGTTGAAAATGTAGTTGCATTTATTGTTCCATAAATAGTTCCTGGAGTTGTAGCTATTGCTTTAACTCTACGACCTACATGATAAAAACTTGTAACATCTACACCAGATACTGTGAATGAAGTTGCTGAAGCATAAGCAATAGTAAATGAACCATCACCATCTCCATAAATAACCCATTGAGAATCGTTATACCATTCTCTAATTTCTGCAGCTAATCCTCTAAAAGCATTATTAATATTAGAAGGCAACATTCCTTCTGCTGTATTAATACTTCCTATTGTAGTGTTATTTGCTGCGGTAGTACTGTAATCTTTTATTCCTGCCATATTAATCTCCTATAAACCATGTGAAAACTTTATCGTTTTCTGTGTTAAATTTATTTATGTATTCGTTAACTGCAACTTCAACTTGTCTTTGAAAAAATTCCTGTGTATCAAATGAATATCTTACGTTATCTAAATCTTCTTCTACTACATTAGCCATTATCTTAATCCTGCTGGACTAGCAACAATATCTATACCTTGTGCGTCATCCCAATTAGTTCCTGAAGCTATCTTTAGATTAGCTCTAACATATCTTCCAGATTGTCTTAATGGTACAATACCACTTGTGTTTGCTGCAACATAACTAGAAGTTACTGCAGTATCTACTAAAGCATCTCTAGTTTTAAGAGCTACTGTCGAAGCACAATTAACAATTGGTCTTACACCTGTAATTTTAGTTCTAAGTCCGGGAATAGGTTCTAATTCAGAAGTCTCTATTTCAGCTTCTAATTCATTACCTGCAAAAATAGCAGCTTTAAAATCAGAATCAATTGCACCTAAATATAATTGACCACCTGACCAGAAATCAGTATCTAATGCTATGTTAATATTGTCTAAGTTTGTAGATATAATATCCATTAATTCTACAGTATAAGCTCCTACAAATTGAGTAAATATTGTAGATGCACTTGCATTAGCTGTAGACCATTTTTCAGTAACATAATTGTAAATTAAAACTTTATCACAAATACCAGTTGTATTATTTGTGTTACTTACAGAAGGATATAACCATAACGCAAGGTTATTAAATGGATCTACTGCTGCTACAATTCTATCTGTATAAGCTTTGTTTAAATCTGAATCAAAAAATCTATTAACTTTTTCTGCACCGATTGCTTTTAATGCATCTCCATTAATCTCAAAGAAACCATCATCAGCATAAAAGAATACTCGTCTATCTGTTTGTGTTACAGTCTGTCCATATACAGCACCACGATTAGAAGATATAACGGAAAATCTGAATACTGTCTGTCCGCCAATATAGTCCATACGAACAATTTGATTTTGTCTAAATACATATCCTATTTCTCCAGATGTTATTGCTACAATTTTTCCACCAGCTCCTGGAATATCTTGATAGTCAGCTTGTTTTTTTCCAAGTTCCCAAGTTAATATATCATCTATACCAGTCCATTGTACTCTATTAATAAAAGTAGGTTGACTTCCTGTAACTAAAAAATTTCTAATAACTCCTGATACTCTAAATGTAGGAACTGTGCCTGATGTAGCTATTGCTGATAAGGAAGCAAAGTTTGTTGACGTACCCATTAAATAATACTGAGGAGCATCAACTCCATTACTTACTATAATGTAATTTCCAAATTGTGTGAATGTAAAAAAATCTGTATTGCCACCTGTTAGAGAACCTTTTCTTGAAGTGAAAGCTCCAGCATCTAATTGGTAAATATTTGTTTTATTTGAAACAAAGTTATAGACATTGTTTGAACCATCTCTAAATGAACCAGCTCCTTTAGAATCAGTACCAATAGTATTAGAACTATAATCAACTAAACTTTTAAACGGTTTGTAACCTTGAGCTGCAAAGTAAACATTGTTAGCTACGTTAGCTCCTTTGTTTAAATGTTTCGGTTGATCAGGTAACCATTCACCAAAAGGTAATTGCATAATTATTTTCTTCTGTAAAAAGAAATATCTGTATTTACTTCACTTCGTTGCATAACTGGAGAACCACCAAATGAATCACTTTCATCATTATCTTCAACTCGTTCTAATGCAGTTTGATACATACCAAGCCAATTTTGTGTTTGTGCTTGATCTACACCACCAATAAAATTAGCAGCATGAAATAAACTACCATATAAATAAATAGCAGGATGCGAAGCTAAAATATAATTACTAGCATTAGCAGAAGATAAAGGTGCAAATGCTTTATAATATTCTACATATCCTGTGTATGTTGTATCAGGAGCAGGAGAAAATCTAAATTGTTCAACTCCATTATCTGATTGAATAGTATAAACTCTAGGCATACCAGTACTAGAACCACCTTTGGTATCAATTAAGTTTGCAGGTGTAATATAATTTAAATGATATTTTGTACCATTAGATAAAAGATAAAATGATCTTACTGCAATAAAACCAGTTGGTACTGTTTCATCTTCATCATCAATTGTAATAGAATCAATTTGTTCCATTTGTCTAATTCTTAATTTTGCATTAAGATCAGCTTCAACTAATTTTATAAAATCATCAGCTATTTCTGAAGTTAAATCAGATCTGTTTAACCAATTAGCTATAGAAGCTTTTAATTCTGTATATGTACTTATTGCCATTATAATTTTCCTTCTGAGCTTCTAAAATATCTATACTCGTTTGAGTTTAATTTTTTACGTAATATTTTTTTGCGTTCAATATGTGGTATTGCAAACCAATTATTACTTCCATTATATTCTTTGGCCCATATGCCTAAACATATATTTGGAATACTAGCTATTCTTTTTAAATCTCTCGATTTAGAATAACCATCATTTAATGTAATTAACCTTTTATTCTTTTGAAGAACAGGTTCTACATCTTGAGTATTTTTAATAGTTAACTTACCATCCGATTCTTGAATGTATGAAGTTTGTTGAACTCCATCGTAAGTAACGTCTCTTAACTTAGTCATTACTCAGTTAATAGTGACATCCACATGTTACCAGTACTTGCAGTTATAACTGCTATCTTTTCGCCAGGAGATACTTTAAATATTTCTGATGCACCAGCTGCCATGTATAAAGAACTTGTAGTAGCTGTTGGATTAACTCCAAATTCTAAATAAGATATTGCATCAACTGCAACTCTTACATAAGATATATTGTCAGCTATAGCAGCAGATTGTGCTGATGTAGATGATGATGCTGTTTTTGCAGTAGACTTAGGTCTTAATGCAGGTCTTAAATTAATTGCCATATTTTATCCTTATTAAATTGTTGTAAGGGGTATTGCTACCCCTTATGTAAAATTATCTTCTAATTACTAATGTAACAGTAATTGGTTGAGTTGTAGTTGATCCACCATCAGAAGTAATAGTGATATATTGTCCTTCTGTAACAGAATTTAAAGCTGTTGGTGTAGCAGTATCAATATCTCCTGCAGCTGATCCGCTATAAGCAACTGTAAATCCACCACCTGTAACAGTAGTTCCATTTATTTT